AAGAAAAGGACATCGCTATGCTGGCTAAGCAGGGCTGGTCTCGCGATGATAAGTTTACATGGCTCCCTTATCAAAGACAGCCGAATGGCGAAGAATTCGTGGCGTATAACGAGTTTTACAAGCAGGGGTGGAAGTCAGTCCCGGCTATCGTAGACCGTGAGACAGGGGAATACACAGAATGGGAGGGCGACGATGACGGGTTAAAGTTCTTTTTAAGACAATATCCGCAATTAGAGGTCGTTAAGAAGCCCAAACAGTACATCGAGTGCAATGTCATCGTAAATGACACCTTCATGCGTAAAGAGGTCAACCAGTACGGCTTAAACGAGTATCCGTTCGTCCCAACCGTTGCTGTGTTCGAACCGGAATCAGATTCTTGGGCTTTAAAAATGCAATCGCTAGTCCGTTGTCAGATTGACCCTCAAAAAGAAGCCAATCGTCGACGTTCTCAAATGATAGACGTACTAGATTCCAGCATTAACTCCGGGTGGTTGGCTAAAAAGTCAGCCGTGGTCAACCCAAGATCTCTATTCCAGTCATCGCAGGGAAAAGTTATTTGGATGGATGAAGGAGCTCAGCAGGGCGATATAGAAAAGATTCAGCCCGCACAAATACCGCAGGGCATGTTCGAACTTCAGAAGCAATTCGATCAAGACATCATGAACATCGCCGGCGTTAACGATGCCGCATTTGGAATGACCGACAATGCGCAAGAGTCGGGCCTTATGATGATGCTTAGGCAGGAGCTTCTATAGTTAACCTGCAAGATTTATTCGACAACCTACGTTATGCACAGAAGCTTATATCTAAAAAAGCACTGAAATTGATCCAGACATGGAAGCCAGAAAAGATAGAGCGAATCATCAATCAAAAGCCAACCGAACAGTTTTATAGCAGAGATTTCCTAAAGTATGACGTTACGGTTCAAGAGGGTGTTCTTACCGATACACAGAGACAAATCTACTTTAAGCAGCTTGTTGATCTATATCAACTAACAGGTGGTCCTCAAAGCAGTGTAGTAACTGCGGACATGCTTGCAAAGGCAGCTCCTCTACAGGGTAAATCCGAGTACAACCAGCAAATCGAACAGAACGTAAAAGCACAGCAAGAGCAAGCGCAGAAACAACAAGAGATCCAACAACAGGTACTGGCCTCCGAACTAGAGCTTAACAAGTCTAATTCCATCAAGAACATTGCAAGCGCAAAAGAAGACTTCACAAGAGGCATCGCCAACATGGGTCTTCAAGACGAAAGAACATCAGAGGCTATACAAAATAGAGCGCAGGCGTCACTAGACAGAGCTAGAACAATGAAAGAGCTTGAGTCTATGGACGACGATCGCCTTGTGAAGTACATGCAGATCGTTCAAACGATGGATGCAATGAACAAGGTTAAAGAGGACGAGAACAAGTCTGAGGATTTGGCCGTCACGGCTCAATCAGAAAAGATGAACGCTGCTTTTCCTCAACAACAATCTACTCAGGGGCAGGCTGCTCCTAGTACGACACAACAACAACCTTCGGGGGTTTAAAAATGAAATATATGGACAAGTCAAACTCTGGGAAAGGAGCCGGACTCAAAGACAATACTCAAGCGAGTCCTGTCAAGAGCATTAGCACTAATTCTCAAAAGTATGACATGGGTCGCTGTAAGAAATATACAGCTGGAAGCAAGGGATATCCTTCCCAGGCATTACCTAGCAGCATTTAAGGGGAAAATTTATGGTTCAAGAGACTGGGGAAACCCGCGATGCAATCATTGAAGACGATAACAAGGAAATACAGGCAATAGTAGCCAGTAACAGGGACAAGATTGATCTCTACTGGATTGTAGTATTTGCAAAACCGTCCAAGGTTGCCGTAGATGGTTATCCCACTCTGATAAAACACATCAAAGCATACAAAACCAAACCACCGCCTCAGGTGGGAATGATCGTAGGCGAAGTTGACAACTACAAAGGAACAATCCAGTGGGACGTGAACATGCCTCAAAAACCATTTGATTTTGATGCCCTACAACTAGTAGGAGCTGAGTCGTGTAATGAAGTGGTCGTAGAAACCACCTCAATACCAGGGGCTTATATAACAAAATAGTGCCGCCGACGCTGACATAAAAACCCGAACCACCGGGGTCAGAACGGGCGAAAATTAAGGAGCTACACAATGCTAGAAGAAAACAACGTTTCGGGCGATCAAATTTCGGAAGCCGCCGTTCCGCCATCTAATGAAACTATTCAAGCTCAGCCGGAGCAAGTAGAAGGGGACTCTGTTCAAGAAGAGCAGAACGTTCCTCTATCTGCACTGCAATCCGAGAGAGCGAAAAGACAACAGACGGAAGATGAACTTCGAATGATGAAGGATCATTTGGCCCTTTCTCAAGTTAAACAATCGCAGCCACAACAACCAAAAGATGATTTCGATGGGTTGGATGATGGCGATGTCATGACGGTAGGGGAGTTTAAAAAGCTCTCGTCTGGGATGGCTAACAAATTCAACATGTCGATTGAAGAGCTTAAGATGGCGCAGAAAAATCCCGACTATCAGGAGGTCATCACAAAATATTTACCCGATGTATTGAAAAAAAACCCGGGCTTACAAACCACACTGCAAAAAACACATGATTACGAACTTGCGTATTTTTTGGCCAAGAGCTCCGATTCGTATCGGACAGAGAACAAGAGAAGTAAAAAGTCAGTTGATGCGCAACGCATAGTTGAAAACTCGCAGAAGGCGGGTAGCTTATCGAGCATGGGTGCTACTTCTCCAATTTCTCAAGCCAAAAGATACAAAGAGATGTCGGATTCAGATTTTTTGCAGGAAGTAAGAAAAAACCTGGGGTAACTAAATAGGAGTCTCTTATGACTATGACAACAACCGCAGTGCTACCTCCAGCGGTTCGGGAATACTATGATCGCTTACTTTTGATGACAGCATATCCAACGCTAATTCATACAAAATTTGCGCAACGTAGAATTCTGCCCGAAAAAAATGGAGATACCATTGTTTTTAGAAGATATTCAAAATTAAGTACTGTGCCGATTCCACTTGTGGATGGACGTACTCCTCCAGGAGCACCTCTTTCGGCTACAGATATCAAAGCACGAGTATCATTTTATGGTAATTTCGTAACAATTACAAACCAAGTCCAACTTACTGTTGAAGATAGAGTGTTAAATGAAAGTGCTCGTTTACTTTCTCAAAACTTAGCACAAACTATGGATGAAGTAACACGGGACGTTCTTGCAAGCACAACTTCTGTTCTTCAGTGCAGCAACGGAATCAACCTCGAAACTCCGACTGAGCTAACAAAAGCGGATATCGATTCTGCAGTTAAAACGCTGCTAGGCAACGATGCTAGCATGATTAGCGAAGTTGTAACAGGAACTAACGCTTACGCAACATCTCCTGTAAGACCCGCATTCTGGGGCTTTATGGACACTGATCTACTAGACGATCTAGAAGCTGTTGCCGGCTTCCAAAACTCAAGTAACTATGCTTCACAGCAAACAGTTCTTGATTCGGAATGGGGTTCAACTGGGAATGTAAGATGGTTATACACATCCGTCGGAAGTGTCTCAGCTGCAGCTACACCGGTCTATAAGAACATTATTGTTGGTAAAGAAGCATATGCAGTAGTGCATTTAAAATCAGAAACAGGCGACTTCTATGTAGAGCCATTGGGCTCTGGTGGATCATCTGATCCATTGCATCAAAGAGGAAGCGTTGGTTGGCAACACCCATTCGTCGCTCGTATTTTGAACGATGCGTTTATGTTAAATTTAATGGCAACACACAGCTAGGGAGTAAGTTATGTCACAAATGAAAGTTTGGGGATGGACTAACCCCGCAACTGCGGTTGCAAAAAATGAGTCTGTCGGATTCACAGTAGCTGAAATCACAGTAACCGACTACACAAACGGTGCTCAGTGGTATTGGAATAGTTCAATGGCATCTGCGTCTTTTGTGTTAGTTGGCGATGGAAGTGTAACAACAACAAATGGATTTACTCCATTAGCACAGTCTACAGCAGTTGGAGCTACTATTAGCGGCTTCACTAATGCAAATCCCGGCGTTATCACAGTTAATGATACCGCTTCTTTTGGTTTTGCAGCTGGCGACACAGTAGAAGTGTCTGAGTTAGCAGACGACCTAACAGGCGATGCTAGCTTAAACAACACGTTTACAGTAGCTTCCGTAACAGCAACAACAATCACTTTAGTAGAAGATACCTCTGTAACTGGATATAGCGTCTATGTTTCAGGCGGTAAGGTTACTAGGGTTACCGATATTAATGATGTTGCAGTTCCAATACAAAACTTTGCTATTGGTGGAATTACACTAGGCACGGGAGTTGTAGGGGCAAATGACGCCGTAATGGTTGCAGTTGCACATGGACAAAACGTAGTAGTTTAAAGACTACAGATTATAACCACAAAGGGCTGGGAGCTTAGTTCTCCCTCCCTTTTATCACGCGAGGAAAGTATGAGCGAACAAAAAGATAAGAAAATAACCGCAGAGCAGCTTCAGAAGCTCCCAATAATCGGAGCCAAGCCAGCCAGTGAAAAGGAAGAAAAGTTCCTTCGAGAGGTCTGCGAATTTGAGTTTATGAATCTAGAAGAACCGGGCCTATCACATAGGTTTCCATACGGAGACGCTAAGCATCATCATAATTTCACGATGTTTCATGGCGGAAAATACAAGTTACCGAGATTTATAGCGCGATGGATTGAGTCTAGAACGACACCGATTTGGGACTGGCGTCCTAATGGAGATGGCGGTTCTGATAAAAAACTAATTGGGCAAAACCCAAGATTTCAAATGAGACAGTTATTCGGAGGATAGTATGAATACGTGGACCCTAGCAGATATAAGAAGAAAGGTTAGACAGGTAACCGGTAGATTTGGATCAGAAGAACTATCTAATGCACAGCTAGACGAGTATATAAATAAATACTATCTATATACATTTCCAGCGGAAGTTAAGCTTGAGCAAAAGCATGTCTTCTATGAGTTTATAACAACTCCAAATCAAGCGACCTACGCAGTACCCGATACTACATACACCAACTACGAGCCTCCCGTTACAGTCAACAACCTATCGATGCTATGGTACCAAGATTCAGCTAAATTTGAACAGGAAAATCCTCTTCAATATAACTTCGCAAAACCATGGACGGGTGACGGAGCGACTGTCGCATTCACCACAACTTTAGGTGGATTTCCTATATACCCGTCTACCTTGACAATCACAGACAATACAGAGGTCTTTGAAGACACAACAACAACGTGGACCGCATCCGATATAAATATAACTGGGTCTCTGGCGGGAACAGCTACAATAAACTATAGCACAGGCGTTGTCTCTGTAACATTTAATGCTGCACCATCCAACGGTCAATTAATCTATCTAAATTATGTAATGTTTCAGCCCAACAGACCCGAAGCAATGTTGTATTTTGCTAATCAATTCCAAATATTCCCAGTACCGGATCAGGCCTACGTCATAAAAATGAGAGCATATCAAATTGTCACCGCACTAGTAGACACCACAGACACCCCAGACCTAAATGAATGGGGTCCTTGCATAGCTTACGGAGCTTCAAGGGATATTTTCTCAGATTATGGAGAAAACGACGCCTACGCAGAAACTACGGCTCTCTACAAGGAGCAGGTTTCTTATGTTTTAACAAGAACCGAGCAGGACTTATTAAACGTAAGAGCCATGCCAAATTTTTAAAGGAGGTAAACGATGGCATTCGACAAAACACAGCCAACGGACTCAACTAAACTTCGAAATATTGGGACTGTTATTAGGCCAAACTGGGAGGCCATTGAGGCAGCAGCGGAATCATTTAAGCCAGAAGCCGTTAACTTAGCAGATAGAACGGCTGTAGGGGTTCCAAACGACCCTGTAGCTATTACAGAATCAACCATACTCTATTCAAAGCAAGACGGTGCCGGAAAGCCACAGGCATACGCTATCGATCCCGACTCCGTTATCTCACAACTGACAGGAGGAAGCGTCGCTTCATCCGTAAACGCCGGAACTGCCGGTGGAACAGTTAAAAAGGTAGTCCTTTTCGTTGGAACTACTAAATTAATCCTCTATTCCGGAACAACAGCGGCCATAGCTAGTGCATCTGCAAAGACAGTTACCTTCCCAGAGGCGTACACAACTATTTATACAGCGCAAGCGACGGCTAACGATGGCAATGCGGTTACTGTTTCCGCATCAAAGACCGCGGCTGGATTAAGCATAAGAACGGCAAATACAGTAATCGTTAATTGGTATGCATTAGGAGAAGTCTAATGAGTAATAATATGTTAATTGCTCCATTTAAAACCGGCCTCGATACTGATCTAGAGCCATGGCTAGCCCCCCCTGACTCTTTCAGGGAACTGGACAACATACATATTAAGCATGGTTATTTGCAGAAAAGACAGGGATACCGCCCGTTTGGAGCATTACAGCCATTAGCATCCGGAATAAAAATAATTGGAATTTCTCAAGCCGACCCGGGCGAAGTGACGACATTTGCAGCACACGGGTATGCAACAGGGGATAGAATCTTTTTAAATGACATAGGGGGAATGACGTCTCTTAATAATAAGATTTATACCATTATAGTTACTGGCGCTACAACTTTTACAATAGGAATAGACACTACCGGACTGGTTGCTTTTACATTTGGTGGTTCTACTCGGTTAACTGATATTGATACCGATAGAGTAATGGGTATTACTAGATATATAGAGTCTAATGGAGCTAAAACAACATTAGCGTTTAACGCAAAAAGGGCCTTTAGATACGATACTGCATCCGATTCGTTTACTTTATTATCTAAAGACGGAGCCCCTGGAACATACAATATTTTTACATCAAGTGAGTATGATTATGTTTGGTCAACCAATTGGCAATCGGGTGGCGGCACTAATCGCCTATATTTTACGAATGGTAAGGCAGGATCTCCTGTGGCTGCTCCTACGGTTGATGGAATTAGGTATTTTGACGGAACAACCGATTCTAACGTAACCGTAGCCTTTAATCCAACGCTGGGAACGGGCCCTCCTGCACGCACGCTAATAGGTGCAAAGCTTATCTTCACGTTAGGTCAGCGGGTGGTTGGGTTAAACGTAGACGAGTATAACACAGTTTCGGCTATAAACCATCCACAACGAGCTAGGTGGTGCGCAAAGCAAAACCCAGCTAATTGGGACGACGTAACAGCAGGCGGAGGTGGGTACGCGGATGCTGCTACAGGAGATCATATTGTATCAGCGAGGGTAATTCAAAATCAAATAATAGTTTTCTTTACTAATTCCGTATGGGCATTAATTCCTACTTCCGATCCTAATAGGGCGTTTAAATGGAAAAAAATCAACAGTTTCCGAGCATGTGACGGAAGAATGGCAACTATTGGATATGATCGGTACATTTTGGCTTTTGGAGTTCGAGGAATAACCGCAACGGATGGTGTAGAAACTAAAAGAATAGACACTAAAATCGAGGATTTCACTACAAATGAAATTAACGTCGATGAATTTAAAAAGGTTTTCTGCGAAAGAAGCTATGCTAAAACAAGGCTGTGGACTCTTTATAACGATATAGAAACAACTGATAATGAAAATAATAGAGCTCTTATCTTCGATGATGACTCATCAGCGTTTTCTACCTATACAATCAACCTAAATTGTCTTGGGTACGGTAACTTTTCACAAGATTTTGGACTGGATGACTTCACAGAGGCTAATGACGCAGATTTAGCACTAGATGACTTTGGTGACGAAGACCTTTTTTCTTCTTTTTGGCAAGATAATCAAGAAACCCTACTTGGCGGGGATTTGTACGGAAGTATATTTATACTTGAAACCGATGGCGACGACAATGGGGCTAGTATTAAAGCAACCTACACTACCAACGCCTGGAATCCCTATATAAAAGAGGGAATGGAGAGTCAGTTTAATTATATCGATTTATACATGGACACTAATATTAATACTGTAGCGACAATAGAATTTTTTAAAGATACGCAGGTGTCTCCTTATGTTACAAAAACAATGGATTTTCTTCCTAATTTGAACTTTATTTCTTCGATTATAAACGCAACTGCTTCAAATCCGGTCAATGTAAATTCAGCGTCTCATGGGCTGTCTACCGGAGATAAGGTTTATATATATGGCGTGCAAGGAATGACAAACATAAACAGTGGTGAGGCTGGAGAGGCCTATACAGTTACTGTTGTGGACAAGGATAACATTACATTAGATGGAATAGACGGAACATCGTTTCCTGCCCATCCAACAAGCGGTGGTATCTATTTAAGAAAATTCTATAGAACCAAGACGTGGAAAAGGATATATGCCGGCGGAATAGGATTCCAACACAGGCTTAGGCTTACATCAGAGGGAGTGGATAGGCCCTTTAAAATACATGGTGGCCGACCTTATTTCAAACCTCGTGGAAAAAGAGAGGCGAACTAATGAGCTTACCATCAACTATTATCCTACCGACAAGACTAGAAAATGACGATGAAGAGGATGTTAATCGATATTTGCAAGAGCTTATCTTTTCCTTAGAAGGAATGTACGAGGACATTACGGACAATGTTAATGGATTCATACGCAATAACGCTGACGTTGATCAATCAAAATGGGAACCTACGCTGAATGGATCTGGGACGTTTACTTATGTTCAACAGGTCGGATGGTCGGTAAGGCAGGGAATTTACACTACTCTTTATTTCGATGTAATATGGTCAAGCACGACTGCTGCAGGGGGTCTATATCTAGATTTACCATATAAGGTAACTCTTAGTAGTGGAATGCCCTTTGTTGGGGTTTTACAGCCTTCTAACATGGCCTTTACAGGAAGCAACTTAGTTATTAATGCAATTCCTAATACATATCGAGGAGAAATATGGACCGTTGACACCAATACGGCAACTGCTAAATTGTCAGTTCCGCCGTCGGGAAGAATCATCGGTAATATTACCTATATAGGGATTAGCGACGAATAGGAAAAAAATGAAAAAAATAGATGAATTGAGATTTGTGCGGGTTTTTACACCTGATCACGTCCCTCATTATCTAGTAGAGCAGATAAGGGATAGAGATTACTCCGTAGAAGAGTTTTTTAAATACCAACAGATCAACTGCATGATGCAAGGAGATAAAGGGATAATACTTAATCCTTTTAATCACCTGTATGTGTTAGCAGACAAAGAGAACCAAGTAAAGGGCGTTCTTTGGTTTAGTGTTGATTCGTTATCTAAAGATATTTTAATCCAAGTTTTTAGCATGGACAAAGAATATTGGGGTAGAGGAGAGGCGGTAAAGAAGCTGGCAGAGCATATTAAACAGATAAGAATAAAAGCAAATTTAAACAAGATCTATTGGGTCACAAATTATCCAAAACATTCCGAACGGTATGGGTTTGTCAGATCAAAGTCTGTATTGATGGAATATAATCCAGTTAAAGAAAAAGAGAAAGAAAAAGAGCCTCCAAAAGAGGAAGTTAAAGTTAAAAAAGAAGAAAAGATAGCTGTAAATAGCAATTAGGAGGTACTTATGGGTAAAACTATATTAGGAAGCGGAGGAATGGGAATTGGGAGTATTCCTTCTATGGGAAGTGATATAGATTGGAAAAAATTAATGATGGGAGGCGTAACCCACGAAGGTAACGTCGATTTACTAAACCCGCAACAACAACAATATTTAGGATCTGCAATGGGAGGCCTAAGTCAATTAGGCCAACAGCAAGACCCACAACAGTTCCAACAGATGTTCCAGCAGTCGTTTGTTGATCCTGCTCAACAACAGATGCAAAGACAAACAATTCCCGGCATAAAAGAGAGCTTCATGGGAATGGATGAAAGCGGTACTTCTGCTTTAAATCAAGCTCTATCTCAAAGTGCAACTGATTTAAGCACCGCACTAGGAGGTCAAATGATGAATCAATTTAACTTAGGTCAAAACAGACAGGCTCATTCACTGGGCATGTTAGGGCAGATGTCGGGACAAAAGACAGTCTCCCCTATGATACACGAACAAGAAGGAGTATTGGGCAATATTATTGATGCGATAGGTCGTATGCTAGGAGGAAACTAAAATGGTTATTCATCTAAAATATGGATCTGGATTAGGGCGAGGAATAAGCGCTTTTGGTGAGTCTATAGGGAAGGGCTTGAAGGAGAGATCAAGAAAAAAAGAAATAGACGATATAATGAACGAAAACCCTCCTTATGGAAAAGGAAATAAATTTGATGAACAATATAAAGCTATTGTAAATGATTCAGCTGAAGCACCTCCATCAGATTCTGCATTAGGTAGCGTTTTACAACAATCTGAGGCTGTTAATCAAACTAATTCAACACGAGATCAAATTGATAGTTTACGCAATAAATCGTTTTTATTGACAAAAAAAGGACACTCTCTTGCTGCATCAGCTGTTACTCAAAAAGCAGATCAACTTGAAAAATCACTGGCAAGAGATGAAAAACTACAAGGAAGCGCTAGAAAAGAGCTTGGGGATAGGTTAAAAGGAGTCTGGGAAACTCTTCCCGTAGAAGATCAAACTATGTATGAAAAGCATGTAAAAAAACTATTAGCACAAGGATTGCCTATAGAAGATGCTGTTCTATCTGTAAATAAGCATTTAGAGTCAGCTGACGGTTTCGCTAAAAAAGCAATGGATTATTTACTTGAAAAATCAGGAAGAGGATCATTTGCAAGAGGCGTAATGAGTACAGAGTTTGGAAAAATGGAAGCAATTAGAAGTGGTGTTCCTCTTTCAGAATATAATAAATCTATTGAAATGCCTAAAGATTCTTCGGTTTGGGATCAAATTAAATATCTTTCTGGCTATACACTAGGAAAGTTACCGGGATTTGCAGTTGGAGCCACTACTGGTGCTGCAGCTGGCGGTGCTGTGGGTGCTGCTGTTACTTCACCCAGCGTTGTAGGAATCCCATTTGGGGCTGCAACTGGAGCTACCATAGGCGGTGCTGCTGGGGCTTTTGCAATTCCTGCAATGTTAGATAAATCTCTTTCAGAATATATGGAATATAAAGAAAGCGGCGGTGAAGCGTCACTAGAAGGCTTTTTACAAAAGACCGCAAGTGTTTTAACTGAAGGTGTGAATGAAGGGTTAAAGGGAGCTATTTTGGGAGCATTCTCAAAAGCTATACCAGAAATGAAAGCTGCATCACCTGCTATAAAACGTTTTTTTGAAACTAGCAAATTAGGTCCTTTTAAAGAAATATTAGCAAAAGGAACTATTGAGTCTACTGGATTAATAGGAACCGAAGCTCTTGCAAAACGAAAAATACCAACATTAAAAGAAATAACTGAAACTATGGGACAGGTCTTTGCTTTTAATATAGTTGGAGTTTTTCCTGAAATAAAAAGTTCATTTTCTAAAGCATTAAAATCTACTAAAGGAAAAATAGGAACAGCAGAAAGCGTTGCTGAAACAGTAAAAGCTAACTTTGAACAAAGCGGAGGTTCCTCTGAAGGACTAAAAGAAGGAAACGTTAAAGATAGAAATTTATTAAATCGAACAATAAAAGATCTCACAGCAGAGGGAACGGAAAGATCCGGTAAGGTTTCAGAATTAGAAAAACAAACATCAAAAGCACCCATAGGAAAAGAGCAATTAGAAAGAGCAGAAACGACTCGTAAAGAATACGCTGAACAAATTGGAAGAGAACCCTTACAAGAATATCTCAACAAACCGAAGGCAACAAAACTAGAAACTCAATTGATTAACGAACAAAAGCAAACTCAACAAGAAGTGAAGGGATTAAAGGAAGAAATTAATAAATATCAAAAAGAAGTAGATATAATAAATAGCAAAAAACAAACAAAGTCATCTGCAGATTCTAAAAGAATATTAGAAAATTTAATAGAGCAAAGAACAAAAGATATACAAAAAAATCAAGCCAATCTTGATAGAATAAATAAAAATATTGAGTCTGCAAAACCTAAAAAAAGAAAAATAACTCAAGAAGATAGAGTTAAAGCGGCTGCAACCTTCGAAAAAAATATTAAAGAACACATGAAGGGTCTCCAAGAAATTTCTGATAGTCCTAGAGGACAAAAAGCAAAAGAATGGCAAGAAAAGTTTAATAGAGATCAAAAGTATATTGAAAAAACAAAAGAGAACCTCAAGCGCGGTGAATTGGCACCTCCAGAATTTATAGGCGAAAACATTAAGATGTTGAATAGATATTTTGATGAATACCAAGCGTTAGATAGATTAATTAATGAGCAGTTAAAAACAGCAACCGGAAAGCCAAAACTAAAGTTACAAAGACTTAAAAAAAATTTAGAAACTAATGCAAAAATAAATAGAGCAAAGAAAACATTATTTGATAGATATAGATCAGTTAAAGAAGCTGTATCAAAACCATTTATAGCCAAACAACTTCAAGATATGGGTCACCACTTAGGAAGGCATGAAAGGGTGATCTTTGAAGCTAAAGAGGTTCTAGGGAAAACAGAGGCTAAAACAAAGCAAGCATGGGATAATTACAAAGAAAATCCAACTACAGAAAATTTAAATAAAGCCTCAGAACAAAGCGGAGCAAACAAAGAAAAAGTAAAATCTGCTGCAGAAAACATTGAAGAAGGAATTAAAGCTTCATCAGATGCAGAATCAGAAACAAACTTTAAAAAAGCAGCGAAAGATCTAAAAGAAGGAATTAAAGCTTCATCAGATGCAGAATCAGAAACAAACTTTAAAAAAGCAGCGAAAGATCAAAAAGAAGGAAAGTTTAATATTTCTATACCTGCTCTTCTAGAAGGTGTATTAAAAAAAATAGGAATAAACTTAAGTAAAGACGCAATTCGAAATCTTATGCTTATTCTCGTGGGATGGCAATTAACAACACCGAGAGGAATTTTTAGAATTCTTAGAAATAACTATAAAATTCAATTGATACGAGACATGCAAAAAAGAAAGAATTATAAGGGTATA